GCCCCGGCGCTTTCGGGGCGGTCTTCTTGCCCATCAGCCGACGTAACGGCCGTCGAGCGTGAACGCGGTCACGGTCATCGCGACCGACGTGTCGACTGCGAGCGAACCGTCGGGCTGGCCGAAGCGGGCCGACTCGAACGGGCCAGCCCACTGGGTGCCGGCACCGGCGAACGTGACCGTTGCGGGGCCCTGGCCGGACGCGATCGCCGAGGGCTGCGAGCCGGCGACAACCGTGGCGGTGCCAGCGCCGGCAGCGACGATGCGGAAGACGATCGTCTTGCCGCCTCCGTAGGGGACGGTGACGCCGTTGTTGGCGCCGACACCGGTCGCGGTGCCGGTGGGGTCCGCGACGGCACCGTTCGCGACGAACGGGGTGGGAGTGATTGCGGTACGAGCCATGATCTGGTTCCCTTCAGGCTCAGGAGACGGTGACGAGAGCGCTCGCCAGCGAGTCGGGACGGACGTTCTTCGCGCCGTACAGGGCGAGGCCCTTGATCGCGTCGGAGAACGAGGACTGGGGGCGGTACGCCTCCGTCTTGGAGATCTGCGACGCGAACGTGATCGCACGGTCGTTGCCGCCGATGACAGCGAACTCCTGACCGGTCGTGTTCGGGGCGTTGTTCGACAGGAGGATGTCGAACCCGGCGGCACGGCCGACGAGACCGTCACGGAGGCCCTGCTCGGTGCCGGACTCGTTGACCTTCACGAATCGGGCGTCGCGGAGGAGGCAGCCGTGCAGGTCGGGCGTGATGACCACGCTGCGGCCCTGGGTGGCGACGTTGGCCTTGTCGAGCTTGACCTTCAGCGGCACGAGGACCTTGTCGTACGCGTCGGTGGGGGTCGTCGCCGAGTTCACACCGATCGAGCCGAGCTGGTTCTGCGACTGGATCGACGTGTAGAACGACGCGATGAACTGGTCGACGACGTCGGCCATGCCGAACGCGGCCTCGTCCATCGCCTGCGTGATGACGTTGCCGGCGGCCTGGCGGGCGTCGACGTCATCCACCGCGAACGCGAAGTACTTCGACTGGTCGACCACGAGGGTGCGCTGCGAGTCGTTGACCTGCTCCGGGGTGATGACGGTGCTGTTCGGCACGTACGTGTTGATCGTCGGGCGGCCGATGGAGGTGATGCGGACGGTGTCGCCGGCCTCCGCGATCTCACCCTCGTAGTCACGGTTCGTGAACACGGAGTAGACAAGCGCCTTGCGGAGAGCGACGAGGAGCACGGGGCTCCAGATCTCCGGGCGGAACTTCTGAATGCTCATGTTGAGCCTTTCTGTGCGTGGTTACAGCAGGTGCGCGAGGCGGCCCTCGCGGTACGCCTTGTCGACCTGCTCGGGAGTCATGCGAGCGAGTTGCTCTTCGGTGATCGGCCCCTGTTCGCCGGTCCCGCCGGCGGTGCTGATCGTGCTCGCACTGCCCGCCCGGGGCGTTTTGAGCGTGGGATCCGCGGCGACGGCAGCCTCGATGGCGGCCTTCACAGCGGAGGCATCCGAGACGTCAAGTCCCTGGATGGTGGTCATGAAGCTGGCACGGTCGAGGAGCTTCGACGTGTCAGCGCCGACAGCCTGCGCGGCCTTCAGCACGGCGAGCTCCCGTTGGGCCGCGTCACGCTCCTGCGCGGCGGCGTCGCGCTCCTTCGTGGCGGCCTCGAGCACGGCGGCCGGATCCTTGTCGTCGACGATGCCGGCGGCTTTGAGGATCGCGGCAAGCTGCTGGTCGGCGGCGTTCTTCGCTGCCCGGTGGTCACCGGCTTCCTTGCGGGCGTCGCCGATGATCTTCTGCGCCCACTCGGGGAGGTCGGAGACCTGCTCGGCCTGCGCCGGAGCGGCAGGGGCTGCGGGCTGTGCAGGTGCCTGCGGGGCCGGAGTGGAAGCGGGCGGCGTGGGAACCGGTGCGGGTGCCTGCGGTGCGGCCTCGGGGGCTGCGGTTGCGTCGGTCATGGTCTTCTCCTTCGGGCGCCAGGCCCTGTTCTGGGTTGGGAGGGGTACACTTGATCTCGATAGGTCGCAGGCAGTGCTCGTGCACAGCCCAGCGGCCTATCGCTATGTCCGGCTCAGTCGCGTCACGGTCCCGTCGTGGGCTACGAACAGCACTGTTGTGATGTCCGTGGTGCCAGCGAGACGACGTCGAAGCTCGTTGAGCACTGCCTCATCGCTGAGCGACGTGCGCGAGAGGTCGATCACGAGCCGCTGCGCGCCCTGTGCCTTCGCCCGCGACCACTGGTGCGCGATCGTGTTCTTGCTCGCGCCCTGAGGGCTCTTGAACTCCCAGGGGTCGCCGTCGATCGTCACGTCGAGGTTCTTCACGTGATCGCCATGGACGATCTCGTTCCAGCGGACGTTGATGCCGACGGCTGCGAGCCTGCGTGCTGTGCCGAGCTCGTGTTCCTCCAGGTGCAGCCCGTCCGGTACTTCGACGCGGCCCGGATGATCGACACCCGGTGTCAGGCGAGCTTCCCGGATCCGCGGATCAGTCGGGGTCGGCGCCTCGGATACCTCCCGGCGTGCCGTCGGGGCAGTCGGCGCAGGCCGGTGACGATCCTGCCGGAGGTTCAGCTGCTCACGGCGAGAGTCGCGTGCGGCATCATGCTGTGCGACGTGCTCGCGGATCGCGGCCTGCCAACGGTGCACGTCCTTGCGGGCCTTCGCGCGCGCAGTCGGGGTGAGGGCGTCGCGTTCGGCCTGCTTCGCCTTCCGGATCTCACGCTCGAGCGCACGTTGCCGTTGTGTCGCGTCGTACTCGGCCTGCAGTTCCTTCGTCCACGGAGTCCGGTCGGGAAGGACCGTCACACCGGGGAACACTGGGATGAGCACGTGGCGGCAGTTCGGATGGAACAGGCCCGCATGCACGGCCTGCTCGATCGTCGCGTCCACGTGCAGAACAGGACGCTCCGGGAGGGTCTCCACGAGCACGGTCCCCACCCAGGGGAAGCAGAACGGACACGGGTTCTTGTGCGCACCGACGGTGAAGTACCGGATCCCGAGTGCCCGCATCGTCTGCAGGTGCGAGTCGTTGAACGCCCGCATAGCCGCGGTCCGCACGGACATGTCCACGTACGCGGACAGAGACCAGTTGCGGCCCGACTTGTCCACGAACCCGGTGATCCCGTGCTCCGTGAACACCCGCCACGCGACAGCCTGTGCTTCCTCGGCGCGCACACCGTTGTCGATGACCTGCCCCATCGCGGCCTGCGGTGAGATCAGCTTGTACACGTCATCGGGGAGACGTGTGATGCGCCGGCGGACATCCTCGAGCTGCGACACGATGTCGTCTGCGATGGCCTGTGCGGCGCGTTCGCCGTGCGGCATCGACAGGTTGAACGGGTCGTCGTCGCGGGCTGGTGGAGCCGGTGGAGGCGGGTTCGAGCCGCCGCCCCCACCGTCGCCATTCGCGCTCTGGCGGCCCTCACGTGCGGCCAGGATGATCCCGGCCCGGGCGACCGGATCGAACGCCGTCAGCTGCGGAACAGTACGTCGCACGAGCCTGCGCAGCGCGTTGAGCGCCTGGAACCGGCCAGCGACCGTGTCCGCGGCACGGCGGAGGATCCGTGCGGACTGCTCGAGCATCGCCTGCTCGGCTGCCGCGTACGCTGCGACCACCTGGTCGATGAAACGGTCAGACGGCCGCGGGTCCTCCATCAGTACCGTCCTCACTCACCGGCGGTGCGGTGTCGAACGGGGGCATCTGCGGTGGAGCAATCTGCGGGGCCTGGCCCTGGATCGCCGAGACCTCCTCGTCGACCTGGTCGTCGTCCCAGTCCGGGTGCAGCATCTGCACGAGCGTCTTGGTCGACGCGGCCTCCGCAGTAGCGAGGGCCTGTGCGGTCTGCGCGAGCTGCAGCTGCGACTCCTGCACCCCATCAGGGAACTCGACCGTGATGTCCGCGATCAGGCTGTTGCTCCCGTTGAAGAACGTGTTGTCAAGGGCGAGGAGCTTGCGGACGTGGTTGCGGATCGCGGGGGTCCAGGCGCGGATCTTCCGCTTCCTCGTGAGGAGCGTCCGCCGCTCCATGCCCTCCACCTCGGTCGCGGTGCGCTGCGAACGCTGCTTGCCGCCATCGAGACCGAACGTGGCGGGGGAGTACCCGGCTTCCTGGACGATCTGCTCGACAAGGTGGTCGGCGGTGGCCTTGTACCCTGCCGGGTCGAACGCGGGCTGCAGCAACTGGATCTGCTGCCCGATCGGCTGGTCCTTCCCGGCGAGCATGCCGTCGAGGGGGGTGAACACCTCCTGGTCGGGGTTCACGACCGCGCCCTGACCGGCGCCACCGGACTGCAGCATCGACTTCGGGAGTGCGATGCGTGCACGGGCGACACGGCGGGCCCGCATCCAGTCCGACATCGTCTCGGCGAGCTCGTCCATCAGGTGTTCAACGCCGTCGAGGTCGGAGCGGCCGAGGTAGCGGCCGGCGGGGATGTGCCGCCACACTCGGTTCGGGGTCTGGTTTGGCACGTATTCGACGGCGAGGCCTTCGGAGGCGGTGTTGATGGTGCCTTCGACGTTCAGGTCGTCGAACAGGGCCAGCTTCTCCGTCGCCTGCAGGCTGGTGAGCGGGACCCGGATGCCGAGGTGGTACTCGTCGCCCTGGTACAGGCCGTGGAGGATCACACCGACACCAACCGAGTCGAGCTCGTGTCGTTCGACGTGCCGCCATGTGGTCTCGCCGTCGCGGTACACGACGGTCCAGAACGTGACGGCCTGCATGCGACCGAACTTGAACTCGGGGAGTGTCCCGTCGGCGTCCACGAGAGTCGTGAACGGCCGGTCGAGGAGTGTGTCGTCCCAGGTGGCGCGGAGGTAGACGCCGCCGAGTGCTGCGGCGAGCTCTGCACCCTCGGCCATCGCGTCGGCGAAGTCCTCACCGGTGAGCTCGTCGATCCGCTCTTGCGTCGGCTCGTCCTCGGTGTGGACGGTGACGGGTTCGGCGAACAGGAGGTCCGCGGATCCTTGGCAGATCTCTGACCCGACCGGGACGGGCAGTTTCGTCGACTTCTGCTGGTCGATGCGAGGCTCACCGACGAACCACCGTTGCACGACACGTGCGACGTGACGGATCGGACCGTGCCGACCCTCCCACTGTGCTTTCTGCGGGTCGGTGATGCCGTATGCGGACTGCAGCAGGTCGAGGTCGTTCGACCACCATGCGGACCACTTCCGCATCTGATCGAAAATGGGCGAGTAGTCGACGGGGGGCCACAGCTGGTTATCGGAGGCGGGCAGCGGCACGAGAGGGCCTCCTAGTTCAGAACAGGTGGTTGCGGGGGCCGATCTCGTCGCGCCACAGCGACTCGGTGGTGGTGATGACGTACCGGAACGCGTCGATGCTGTCGTCGTTCGTCTTGATCGGGGCGTCCTCACCGCGCTCAGCGGCTTTCGGATCCCACCGGTACTCGGGCATCTCCTTGATGACACCCCAGCACCGGTCGGTGACCTTCAGGTGTCCGCGGGCGAGGAGCGACGTGATGAGGCCGATGCCGTACGAGACGGCCTTGTCGGCGCCGATCGTCGAGATCCCCTCAGACCGGTACAGTTCCTCACGGTTGCCGGCGGCGGCGTCGTCCGCGATCAGGTACTCGGGGCGGAGGAAGTTCCCCTCAGGGAGGTGTGGGAGCTTCAACCAGTCAGCGATGCGGCGTGCCTGTTCTGAGGGTGCGAGGCGTCCCGCGGTGTCCGTGGACTCGAGGCGCAGCTCGTCGATCAGGTACAGGTTCCGGTCGTATCCGAGACCGAGGAGCACGCATGAGGTGGCGTGTTGGGTTCCGAAGTCCATGCCGACACCGAGGAGCCGGAACATGGGTGGCAGCTTGTCCCAGCCGATGACGTGCACGGCGGGGTCCCAGCCGTCGAAGATCGCACCCTCAGCGTTCGTCCACAGCCCGCGGATGAACCGGTCATAGAAGACCTTCGACTTCGCGAACGCGGCCTCCATCGACCGGATGTACGCGGGGCCAGGGTCGCCGCCCTCGAAGTAGAGGGGGTTGTCGTGCATCGTGAAATGGAACACGACCATGTCCTGCGCATCAGCGTCGAGGATGTACCGGACCCGCAACCAATGCTGCGAGGATCCGGGGTTCGTGGTCGCGAGGAGGCGGGCGCCGGCGACACGCAGGCGGGTGATGAGCATCTCCCAGAACCCCTCAGGGAGCAGGGTCGCCTCATCGACGTATGCGAGCTCGATCGTGGAACCGCGGATCTTCTCCTCAGAGCGGGCATCGTTCGCACCCACCAGGTGCACGACACGACCGAGGATGACCGCAGTGTTCGACCCGGGGGTGTGCTTCACCTGCTTCGCGAGACGCCCGAACAGTTCAGGCTTCTGCATCTCACCGATGACGTTGCGTTCGATGGTCTGCAGCGTCTTACCGATGATGACGATCAGGCCGCGCCCGTTCGTACGACGGATCGCGATGAACAGGGCGAACAAGGACACAAGCGTCTTGCCGGCCGATACGGCACCGACCCAGAGAGCGATCTTCCGTGTCTTCGCGCGAGCGATCGACCACCGCTGCTTGCGAGACAGCGCAGGACGCTTCACGGCGTCACCCCGAACTCGGCGTCGTCCACGTCGGTGAACTCGTCATCGAACTCCGCCTCGATCCGATCAAGCACCGACTCAGCGAGTGCCGTCCCCTCAGGCGTCATCTCGAGCGTGCGGGTCGCGACAGCGTGCGCATCCTTCGCGATCGTGATCGCCGTGCGCGTCACATCGATCGGGGGAGTGTCGAGCAGATGCTGCTCGTACGTGTTGTCCTTGCCGCCGAAGCTGTACACCAGGTACGGGCCATCGAGCACGTCGAGCGCCTCATGCGCGACCAGGAGAACCTTCTTCGTTAGCTCGGTCCGAGATGCTGCGATGTCGATTGCGCGAGCGCGCACTGCGACAGCAGTCTCATCCCGAGAGAAGTCGAGGCCCTCACGCTTCGCCCAGCGGCTGATCGTCGCAGCGCCGACACGGAGCTCACGAGCGATGGCGTTACATCCCAGGCCTTGGTCGAACAGTTCACGCGCGCGTTTGCCGCCCTGGAATGTTCCGCGAGACGCCATGTGGTCACCTCTTCGGTGGCGCCAGGCCACGGTCCGGGGGTTGCTGTGTTCAGAGTCGGGGTGGTTGGTCGCCTCTGCTGAGTGCCCATCCGAGGAGGGGACGCCAGGTGTGGTGCCAGAGGATCGCGGCGGCGAGGCCGAGAGCGATCCCAGTGGTGAGTTTCACGGTTGGCCGATCAGGTGACGTTGGTCGATGATCGTCGCGCCTTGTTCGAGCAGTCCGGGGAGGTATCGGGTTCCGCAGGATCCGCAGTAGGAGAGGGGCCGACCGGATGGCATGCGTGCGTAGAGGTACGCCTTCGTGGAGGGCCCGCAGTGATCGCAGGTGTCCGTCGCGACCTCGATGACGGTCATGTCAGTCGTCTTCGCCGTACGCGGCAGGGTCGCAGCAGAGGATCGATGCGAGGAGGTGCCGGTGCGGTTTCCCGCATGTGGCGCACTCGTACTCAGGCATCTGCTGCTCCTGCCAGGGGAAAGTGGGGGAGGGGCGGTCGGGGGAACGGGGGCCGACCGCCCCTGTGCGTTGGGGACGCGGACAGGGAACGACGAAGGCCCGGGGATTGCTCCTCCGGGCCTTCTCAGAAACCTGTGTACTTTCAACATAGGTGCGGCAAGTACTTTGTTGTCAACCTCTAAGTTCTTCGGCGTGTCGCATGATCTCCTCGGCGAGGTTCTTCCTCAGCCGCCACCGGTGTGTAGGCCAGTTCATGAGCCTGTCCCGGAACCATGCCTGCAGGATCTTCTTCTCCACGACCCGGACCATCTGCCCGTCACGTTCGACGAGCTCGGTGGTCATGCCCTGCGATTTCCAGTAGCGGATCGTGCGAGGCGACCGCTTCACGAGAGCACCAGCCTCCCGGTACGTGAGGTACTCAGCCATCGCCAGTCTCGCGCAGCACCCGGAAGGTGACCGTCCCGTCAGGGCAGTTCTCCTCCTGCCACTGCTTCAGCCTCGCGTCGTACTCAGCCTCGGGTTCGTCGTAGACCCACGTGCCGAGAGGCGTCTGAACTTCACCCTCACGACTGAGCCATCCACGCTCGAGCCCGAGTTCGCGGATCTGGCTGAACGCGTCATCCCACGCTTCGAACTCTTGGATCTGCTCCATGGTCAGCGGCTCCCGGTGGCCCCTGCGCTGGGGGCCGAACCGGTCAAGGGATGCACCACGCAGGATGTCGCGCGCCGCGTTCTTCCAGACGGAGGGGATGAAGTCGGTCATGACTCCTCCGGGGGGTCGAATCCGTCGGTCTCGATCGACGACGCCACCCCATGCAAGAACTCTGCAGCCCACGCCGCCGGCATGTTCGGGGCAGACTCGATCTCGATCCCGTACGCCACGTTCCCCTCAGGGAGACGTTCCGCGGTGACCGTGACCTGAAGGACTTGCTTTGTGTCGCTCATCGTTCACTCCCATCCGTGGGGGGCGTATGGGGTGTGGTGGTCATGTCAGTCGCCTCCGGGCTTCCTTGCGGTCGATCTCGCCGTCCACGTACTTGAAGAAGTTCTCCTTGGCGGCAGGATCGACGTACCGGCCGTTCAGCAGCATGTCGATCGCCTCATCGAACCGGGCGTACTCGCCGGTCGGATCCGTCTTCCTAGGCACCGTCGTTCCCTTCCGTGTGGGGCGTGTTCTCCTCGACCGGCTCCCATGGGCCAGCAGGGACAGCCTTCGTGCGCCGCCAGACCTCGAACCCCCGCTTGAGCCACTCCTGCACAATCCCCGGCTTGTCCGTGAGCCGCCGAGTCACCTTGTCCTCACCCAGCCACTCCCATTCGGGTTCGCCTTGCTCGGCCAGGAGCCGCTCAGCGGTCGCGAGTCGGGTGTCCAGATCATTGATCCGCACGGCGTCGTAGTCCGCCTGGTCCTGCCGCACCTCAGCATCATGAGCAGCCAGCCAGCGCTCGAACAGCCCCTTGCCGTACTCCGAGTTTGGT